AACAATAACAGAATAATCAATATGCAAGTACCTTTTGGTGAATGGTTACCAGATCAACCAGAACACTTGAATCCAGGTGCAAACGTTGCTAAGAATGTTTATTATGCTTTACAAGGTTATAAACCATTTAAAAGTTTGGTGTCTTACAGCTCCAATACGATTTCAGCAAATGCTAGGGGTGCAGGTTCATTTAGAGATAATACTAATACTGTTTATAATTTTGTTGCAACTAACACTAATATTTATCAATTAGATTCAGGAACGTTCACATCAAGAAAAGGTTCTTTAACTGGAACTAACACAGACTTTTGGACATTCACACAATTTGGAAATTACATTATTGCAAGCAATGGTGTAGATGCACCTCAATATTATTTAATGGGTACATCAACAAACTTTGCAGATTTATCAGCAATAGCAACAGATGGAACTCCACCTTTATTTAGAATGTCTGGTGTCGTTAGGGATTTTTTAGTTGTCGGTAACATTGCAAACGCAACAAATAGAATTCAATGGTCTGGAATAAACGATATTTCAACTTGGACTGAAGGTTCAAAATCAGCAGACTATCAAGATTTACCAGGTTCAGGCGGTAGAGTTGTAGCTATTACATCAGGCGAAATTGGTTATGTATTTAGACAAAACCAAATTATTCGTATGGACTATGTAGGCGGTGCAACTGTATTTAGATTATCAGTTATATCTCCAAACAGAGGTGCAGTTTATGGTCATACTGTTTGTCAAGATAATAGAAGAGTTTTCTTTTATGCTGATGACGGATTTTTCCAAATAGATGGTGATAACGTAATTGCAATTGGTGCAGAAAAAGTTAATAGATTTTTTGAAAATAATTTAAACAAAGCATTTTCTGATAGAATAGTTGCAGCAGTTGACCCATTCAATCAACTTGCTTTATGGTTATATCCTTCAGCAAACAATACAAATAACACAACTGGTATTTGTGATAGAATTTTAATTTACAATTATGCAACGCAAAAATGGTCATTAGCAGAAGCAAGTGCTAGTGTTATATTTTCACAATTCGTTGGTGCATATACAGTTGAATTAATGGATATTATATCTCAAAACTTAGATGATATTAATATTGCATTAGATACAGATTTCTGGTCTGGTGGACAGTTGTATTTAGGTGCTATTGATAGTAATTATAAAGCTGCTATTTTTTCTGGTAATCAATTAGAAGCTGAAATAGAAACATCAGAATTAGAAATATTTCCAGGTAACAGAGCAAACATTACAGGCATTAGACCAATCGTTGATGCGACAGCAACAGTTACTGTTAAGACAAGAGAAAGACTTGCAGATAATATTGGAGAATCTTCTACATCTACAATGACTAATAATGGATTAAATCCAGTAAGAAAATCAGGAAGATATGTCAGAGCTAATGTTAAAATAGCTTCTGGTACAGATTGGCATCATGCACAAGGTGTAGATTTTGTTGCAAGTAGAGCAGGATATAGATAATGACTATAGATGTTATTGAAAAAGATATAGATAATGTTAGATATTCTTTTGAGACGCAAGAATATTTTCAAAGACAGGTTGAAGAAGCGGTAAATACATATATAAATAAATTTAATACAGAAAACGATAAAGTTTTCTCATGGTTCTTAGGAGACTAATATGGCAGGAATAAAAGATTATAGCTCAACAGCAGGCGGAAATACATCAGTAGGCGGTATAAGTATCGCTGAAGGAATGTTACCTTCAAATATTAATAATGCTTTCAGAGCAATGACTGCTGACATTAGAGAATGGTATAACGATTCTCAGTGGGTTATTTATGGAGATGGCGATAGCGCATTTACAGTTACCTATGCTTCATCAACTTCATTCACAGTATCAAGTGCAGACGTTACAAGTTTTTATCATGTTGGTCGTAGAATTAAAGCTGTAGGTTCTTCAACAGGAACTATCTATGGAACAATTAGTGCTTCAACATTTTCTACAAATACAACTGTAACGGTAACTTGGGATAGTGGTTCACTATCAAATGAGACATTAACAATTTATGTTGGTGCTTTATCTAAAACAAATGATTCAATACCAGAACTAGTAATTACTAATGCTAAGATTTCTGCTTCAGCAGCAATTGATGTAAGTAAAATTGGAGCTGGCGCAGTATCAAGTACAGAGTTTGGTTATCTTGATGGAGTTACATCTGCAATACAAACTCAAATAGATTCTAAACAAGCAACAATCACAGGTGGTGCTACTACAATTACATCAGCTGATCTAACTGCAAGTAGAGCTTTAGCTTCTAATGCTTCTGGTAAGGTTTCTGTAACTACAGTTACATCTACAGAACTTGGTTATGTATCTGGAGTAACAAGTGCTATTCAAACTCAATTAGATGCAAAGCAAGCAACGATTACTGGATCTGCAACTACAATTGATACAGAATCATTAACAGCTTCAAGAGCAGTTATATCTAATTCATCTTCAAAGATTGCAGTATCTTCAACTACTGATACAGAACTAGGATATTTAAGTGGAGTAACTTCAGCTGTTCAAACACAACTTGATGCTAAACTTGCTAAAGCAAGTAATTTATCTGATTTAACTTCAACATCTACTGCAAGAACTAATTTAGGATTAGGAACTATTGCAACTCAAAATGCTAACAACGTAGCTTTAACTGGTGGAACAATTACAGGATTAGGTGATCCTTCATCTACATCTGATGCTGCTACTAAAAACTATGTTGATACTTTAGTTGCTGGACTTAGAACAAGAGCTGTTGCAAGAGTTGCTTCTACTACTAACGTAGCTATATCTTCTGGATTAGAAAACGGTGATACATTAGATGGCGTTACATTAGTAACAGGAAACAGAGTATTATTAAAAGATCAATCTACTCCATCTCAAAATGGTTTATATACCGTTGTAGCTTCAGGTGCGGCTTCAAGAGATACAGAGTATGACACAATATCAGAATTAGCTGGACAATTAATTTTAGTATCAGAAGGTTCTACTCATGCTGATGATTTATTCTTATGTACTACAGATACAAGTGCTACACTTGGTTCTAGTTCTATTTCATATACACAAGTATTCCCAAGCTCAGGCGGAACAGTAACTTCCGTAGGTTTAGCTGATGCCGGATCTTCAGAATTTACAGTAACTAACTCACCAGTAACAAGTTCTGGTACAATTAACATTGCAGTTAATTCAATAGCTGCTAGCAAAATTGGAGCAGGTACAGTAGATAATACAGAATTTGGTTATTTGAATGGTGTAACTTCATCTATTCAAACTCAAATAGACAACAAAGCAGGCGCTGGGTTCGCTATTGCCATGTCAATAGCTCTCTAGGTGGTTGCTTTATAATAACAAATAATATAATAGGAAAATAATATGGCACAAAATTTTAGAAGATTTACAAGTAATGATGTTGGCACTTCTGCTGCAACATTATTCACAGCAAATAGTTATGATACAGTTGTAGGAATATCTGTAGCGAATGTTACAGCATCTGCAGTTACTGCATCAGTTTATATTAACGATGGCACAAATGATATTTATTTAGTCAAAGATGCTCCAATCCCAGCAGGTTCTGCTTTACAAGTTCTTGATGGTGGAGCTAAATTTGTTGTTCAATCTGGAGATGCTTTAAAAGTTGTATCAAGTGCAGCTTCATCATTAGATTGTTGGGTATCAACAGTTGACGATATTAGTTCATAGGAAATAAAAATATGGGATTTGTCGGAAGAAAACCTACCAATGCACCTTTAACATCAGATGATATACCTAATGGTATAATTGGTGCTGAAGATTTAGCTTCTGGATTATCAAAACTTACTTGGGACACAACTGCTAAGACTTCTAGTTTTACAGCAGTATCTAATACAGGATATGTTTGCAACACAACTTCATCTGTATTCACAGTAACATTACCTTCAACTCCTACTGCTGGAGATACAATTCAATTATTAGATTACGCAGGAACTTTTGATACAAATGTTTTGCTTATTTCTCCTAACGGAAATAAAATAGAAGGTGGAACATCTAACTTACAATTAAGTGGAGATAGAGAAGGAGTAAGTTTAGTTTATATAGATTCAACACAAGGTTGGTTAGCGACATCAGGAATTCAAGAAGGAACAGATGCTTTATCGCCAGTAACTTATTCAGCTGATTTTTTAGTAATAGCTGGTGGTGGAGGTAGTGGTGGTAGAGCAAATGGTGCTGGTGGTAGTGCAGGAGGTGGAGCAGGAGGATATAGAAATTCATATGCATCAGAACAATCTGGTGGTGGTGGAAGTAGTGAAGCAAGTTTAACATTTACTCCAGGTGTAGTTTATACAATTACAGTTGGTGCTGGAGGAACAGCAGGTGCAAGTGGTGCTAATAATGGATTTGGAGGCAGTGGTGGTAATTCTTCAATTTCAGGAACAGGAATTTCCACAATAACTTCTAGTGGTGGAGGAGGTGGTGGACATGGAACTGGTCCAAATAGTGCTGGTAATTCAGGTGGTTCTGGAGGTGGAGGAACAGCTTCTGGAACTCCAGTAACAGCAAATGGAGGTTCAGGAACAGCAAATCAAGGTTTTGGAGGTGGAGGAGGAATTAGTGATCATGGTGGAGGAGGAGGTGGTGCTAGTGCTGTAGGTACTAATGCAAATGGAGGCGGTGGTAATGGTGGTGCTGGTTTAGCTTCTTCAATAACAGGTTCTTCTGTTAGTAGAGGTGGAGGTGGAGCAGGTGCTAGATATAACACTGGTTCTAATGGAACTGGAGGAACTGGTGGTGGTGGAAATGCAGGAATTCCTGGTACTGCTGGAACAGTAAATACTGGAGGTGGAGGTGGAGGAAGTAGTAATAATGGTGGTGATGGAAATGCAGGAGCAGCAGGTGGTTCAGGAGTTGTAATACTTCGTATGCCAACTGCTAATTACTCAGGAACTACAACTGGTTCTCCAACAGTTACTACATCAGGTTCAGATACAATATTAGTTTATAACGCATCAGGAAGTATAACAGGATAATTTATGGCACACTTTGCAAAATTAGGAACAGGAAATATAGTTGAACAAGTAATTGTAGTATCTAATGATGTTGCTACTACTGAACAAGCTGGAGTAGATTTTATTAATAAACTTTACAATACTAGAGATGTTTGGAAACAAACTTCATACAATAATAACATAAGAAAAAATTACGCAGGTATTGGTTATCAATACGATCAAACAAGAGATGCTTTCATTCCACCTAAACCTTTTAACTCTTGGATATTAAATGAAGATACTTGTAGATGGGAAGCACCAGTTGCTTATCCCACTGATGGTGCTAGATACAAATGGAACGAAACAAATTTAACTTGGGATATAATAGAATAACATGCCATACATTGGAAAAGATCCTCAGTTTATTTATACATACACATCAGGTACTGCCACAGGAGATAATTCAACAACAGCTTTCACAATATCTTCAGGTAGATCTGTAGAAGATGTATTAGTATTCGTAAATGGTTTTCAATTAACACCTACAACAGATTACACAATCAGTGGTACAACACTTACATTTGTAACAGCTCCAGGATCATCTGCAGAAATTACATTTAGATATTTACCATTAGGTGGTGCTTACACATCAGCTAACTTTACAGGTAATGGTTCAGCTACTACAATCACAATAGATTCTGGTAGAGCTGTTGCAGACATTTTAGTTGTGGTTAATGGATTAACTTTAGTTCCAACTGATGACTATACAATATCAGGTACAACTTTAACATTCGCTACTGCACCAGCCAACCTTGCAGAAATTACTGTAAGATACTTAAGGTTGTCATAACATGGCTTTACACTCATTACATTCGTATAAAGAAATCAAAAACCTAAGAGGTTTTTAATGGGAGCAATCGCTAGATCCGCAGCAAACAATATAACTACAAGTGGAGTATTTACTTCATCTGCTATTGCCAATTCTTCTGTTACTGGAATAACTGTATTAGCAAATGCTTCAGATGGTATTACACTTATATCTTCGCAAACAGCAAATGATTCAGCTTCAATTAGTTTTACTTCAGGATTAACTTCAACTTATAAAGCATATAAGTTTGTGTTTAGTAATATACACCCAAGAACAAATAATGTTAATTTTGAATTTAATTTATCTACTGACTCAGGTTCAAATTATAACGTAACTAAAACTACAACAATGTTTAGAGCATTTCATGATGAAGCAGATACTTCAACAGGTTTAGGTTATGATGTTGGTTTAGATTTAGCACAATCAACTGCATTTCAAAATATAACAGAAGGTTTAGGAACAGCTTCTGATGAATCAGCTTCTGGTTCATTAATATTATTTAATCCATCAAGCACAACTTATGTAAAACATTTTATTTGTAGATCACAAGCAGTTTATTTTGGTGGGTACAGTTTTAATTATAATTCTGCTGGTTATGGTAATACCACTTCTGCTGTAAATGCTATACAGTTCAAGATGAGTTCAGGTAATATTGATGGTGTAATTTACTTATATGGAATTAAATAATTATGGGTTCAATTACTAGATCACTTTCAAACAACATTACAACTGGTGGAGTTATACTTCCTGCTGGAATTACAAATTCTTCAGTAAGTGCTGTAACTTCCTTTGCTAATGCTAGTGGTGGAACATTAACATTATTATCAACACAGACAGCTTCTAATAGTGCAACAATATCTTTTACAACAGGATTGGATTCTACTTATGATATGTATGAATTTAAATTTATTGATATAGAAACAAATACTGCTGGTTATCCTGACTTTACTTTTAATCTTTCAACAGATAGTGGGAGTAATTATAATGTTACAAAGACTACTACATATTTTAGAACAAGACATACAGAAGATGATGCTACAACAGCTTTAGAATATAGAACAGGAGATGATTTAGCACAAAGCACAGATGAACAGCCAATAATAAGAGATTTAGGAACTGGTGCTGACGAAAGTGCTGTTGGAAGTTTATTACTTTTTAATCCAAGTTCTACAACCTACGTTAAACATTTTATTTGTAATACTAATATTTATGCAGTTTCTAATCAAAATATTGAAAATTTTGTTGCTGGATATGGCAATACAACAAGTGCAATAAATGCTGTTAGGTTTAAATTTGCTAGTGGAAATATACAAGCTGGAATTATAAAACTATATGGAGTTAAAAAATCATAACATGGCTTTATTTTCGTTACACTCAAACAAAGAAATTCGCAAAGGAGATTGCTCATGGGAACAATAACTAGAAGTTTTGCAAATAACATAACAACATCAGGTGTGCTATTACCAGCATCATTGAATAACAATTCTATTGCCAATGTAACTGCTTACAATGCCGCAATAGCTACTGGTAACATGGTTTTATTAAGCAGTCAGACAGCTAGTGATTCAGCTTCTATATCTTTTACTACTGGTATTGATTCTACTTATAAAGAGTATCAATTTTATTTTATAGATATACACCCAAGAACAGACCAAGCAGAATTTAATTTTAATTTATCTACTGATGGTGGAAGTAATTATAATGTTACAAAAACAACAACAATGTTTTGGGCTTACCATGATGAAGCTGATACTGATACTATATTAGGATATAGAACTGCTGAAGATTTAGCACAATCTACATCAGATCAAATTATAGCAATAGACACAGGAAATGGTGCTGATGAAGATTTAGCTGGTTCTATGTCTTTATTTAACCCATCTTCTACAACTTATGTTAAACACTTTATATCAAACACTAATAGTTATAACGCATCTAATTATACAACAAATGCTTATGTAGCAGGTTATGGAAATACTACCTCTGCAATAAACGCAATAATATTTAGAATGTCTAGTGGTAACTTTGACGGAACAATACTTATGTATGGGATTAAATAATGAGCTTATTTAATCAATCTAAAGAAGCATCAACTAACTTGACTAATTCAACTAACAATAATAAATAGGAGATAATATGGCAGAACATAAACTAGTAGATGGAATACAAATTCCCCTTAGTGCTGAGGAAATAGCACAACGTCAGGCAGAAGAAATTGCTTGGAACAATGGTGCATTTGATAGATCATTAGCTTCACTTAGAGCTAAACGTAACGCATTGTTAAAAGATAGCGACTACACAGTATTACAAGATAGCGTTTTAACTTCTGCAAAGAAATCTGAGTGGATGGTATATAGAACTAATCTTAGAAATATAACTCAAGGTTTAACAACTGTTGAGCAGGTTAATGCTGTTGTATTTCCTTTAAAACCACAAAATTAAAATTTAAAATAATATTAATAATTTATTGCTTTAATTTTAGAGCAATTAATTAAAAAATTATCTATTGATAATTTGTGCAACGCAACATACATATATTCCCTAACTAACTAAGGAGAATACTATGTTCAACTTTAATCCGTTTAAAGTTCCTTCTTATTCTGAATATAAAGAATCAGTAGAAAAATTCTACAATGATTACTTTAAATTCGTTAAAGATTGGTATAAAGATGTTGAAGAAACTTTTAACAAAAAATAAATATGAAAAAGAAACAAGGTTTATACGCTAACATAAACAGACGTAAAAGACTTGGCATATCAAGACCAAAATCTAAATCTACTATCTCTTCAAAGGCATATAGATTTATGAAAATGGGATTTAAAAAAAAATAAATAAATTAAACCATGAGCTGTTGTTCTAATGTAAATGTTACTCCTATCACTATTGGGGGTGGTAATGGTTCAACAGCTTATGATGCTTTCGGCAGACTAAGGGTATCAAATCCTTTAACAATATTTGACAGTAAAAACGTTCTTTCTAAAAATAGTTTTTTTGATGAATCTACCGTTAATGGTGGAACAGTTACTTATACTTCTAATTCTTCTACAGTTAACTTAAATATTACAGAAGCAGCTGGTTCTAAAACTATAAGACAATCTAAAAGAGTGATGTCTTATCAACCAGGAAAATCATTATTAATATTAAATACGTTTGTAATGAATACTGCAACTGCAAACCTTAAACAAAAGATTGGTGCATTTGATGCAAATAACGGAATATTTTTTACAGCAGATGGAACAACATTAAAGATAGTAAGAAGAACTTACACATCTGGAACTTCTACTGACA